GTAACAGTTGCAATGGTGTGGGCCGCGTTCCAGACCCAAATAACTACGATAATAGCATAACTTGTAAAACTTGTCACGGGCACGGCAAAGTGCTAAGTATAACGCCATTGGCAGCGTATAACTTAAACCCAACGACTTCGAAGTTTGGCGATAATGATAAGCAGCAAGTTGAACCAATACGTTATTATAGCCCTGATGTTAGCACTATTCAAGAAACTAACAAGGTAGCTTCTGAAGCATTAGGCAAAGCAGAACAAGTGCTAAATATCAATCGCAGTTTAAAAGCTGCACAATCGGGCGTGGCTAAAGAATTAGACCGCGAACCTGAATATATTGAAGTAGGTAAAATTAGCGATGATGTTTATGCGCGTTATAAGGATGTTTTGCGTATTATTCAGGCCATTGTGTTTATGGATACTGAAAGTGCGATAATGGTTAACCCGCCAATCAGTTTTGACCTTAAAACCGAAACTGAACTGATGGCAGAATTTGCACTATCGCAAAAAGGTTTGCCAACTGCTATTAGATACGAATCATATATAAGCTATGTTGACCGCCGTTACAATTCTGATGCGATAGCACGCCAAATAGCTACCATTTGCGCAATGTATAACAGCGCCTATCTTTATACAGTAGATGAACGTGTAAATTTGTTAGCATCTGGCCAAATAACAGAAAAGGATGCAATTAGCGCTCAGTTTGTTTTTGATGCTGTTACAGAATTGTATTATGATGAAGGCTTTGATATTATGAATAATGATTACACAGCTATTAAAAATGCAATTGATGCAAAGTTAGCACCAAGGTTTGATGCCGTTGCAAGTAATGTAATACCCGAAGTTAATATGGATGAGTTTAATAATTCAGATAATTCGGATGATTCAGATAATGATGAAGATAATAACTAATGGATTTCAATAAACCCGAACGAATTAACGACAAAGCATTAGAAATTTTACAAAAGCGGTTTAATAAAGTAGAACCGAAATTTGTAAAACAGGTCGTTGATTGGATAAATAAGTTTAGAACGACATCTGGCAATTTAGTAAGGTCTAAAGAAAACATAGCGCGTTTAAGTTCATTTAAAACTGCTGTTAATAGGTTTTTAGAAAAGGCTGGATATAATGTAATGGTTTCGGCTTTTTTAGAAAACTTTGACGAAATTGGCGCTAATACACAACTTGCGCAACAAGAATTGAACGGCATTGATATAACAAAAAGTTTTTTGAATCCATTTAAGCGCTATGCTGTTAATAATGTAATAGCTGCAATGCAAGGTCAAGGATTAAATGTAAATCTAATAAACCCGCTTAAAAATGAATTGTTAATTGCAGTAAATCAGGGTAGCAGTTTAACAGATGTTGTAACTTCAATTGCAGGACAATTAACAACAACTGAAGCGCGGCAAGGCGTTTTAAAAAGAATTAGTTTGCAGGCCTCACGCGATGCGTTATTACAATATGATGGTGTAGTTAATGAAGCGGTGCGAAAGTCTTATAAGATGGATGCTTTGCTATACGTTGGTTCTATTGTTAAGGATAGCCGCGCACAATGTGAACGATGGGTACAAGAAACAAAAAACGGCAAATTAGGTTTGATATTATTTGAAGATTTGCAAAGCGAAATTGATTGGGCTGATAATAACGGTACAGGCATGATACCCGATACAACGCCTGAAAACTTTTGTCAGAATCGCGGCGGTTTTAATTGTAGGCATATCGCTTACCCAGTACGATCGCAAAACTATATTAAAAAATAACACATGAAAAACTTTCAAAAAATACTTAAAGACCGCGGTTATTATAGCGGTGCAATTGATGGCATAGTTGGGCCATTGACACTTACAGGTGCAAAGCAATGGATTGATGCGGAAATGAATATAAGAGGATGGGTAAAGCCTGTAAATGATTTAGTTTGGATTCGCACCGACCAATCATTTGATAATAAGTTTGCAGATTACTGCATCAGGTTTAATAACCGCATCGCCGACATGATTTTACCATGTAGCACTACACCCGGCGATTTCATAGTATTTAATCCGCTTACGGTTGGCGGCATTACAGGTAGCGCGGTTGCATGTGAGCAGCAAGTGATAGCATCGCATAAGTTTGTTACTGCACGTGATTGGAAGCACCTTTGGTTGAATGCTCCGTATTTTTTTCAAGCGGGTGCAATAGAAATTTTCCGCGATAATACACGTGACCGCAAATTAGATAAGGCAGTTAAAACTAAAGGTTGGTACGGCATCAACTTTCATCGTGGCGGCATCGGTCATGCTGTTGATAGTTGGTCAGCTGGTTGTTTAGTTGTTCCTGATGCGCGATGGTTCGAAGCTATCAAAATATTTCAGCCTAACCAACTTATTAACTTTACACTAATAGAATTATAGCATGTTAGTAATAAAAGCAAAGCATAAAACAAACGGTACTGAATACCAATTTACCCCCGCGCAATGGTATACCGAACAGCAAACAGGTAATTATAACTATCTCGGTACTATTCACGTATCAGAACCAGCGCAACCAATTCAAAGAGCTATTACACCACCTAAACGCGGCTGCGGCTGCGCAAATAAACGTAGATAATATGCCAAGATTTCACAAATTTGTAATTCAACTTGAATACAATGAAGAACCGTTAAAACTTGAGGAACTTCAAAAAGATTTTGATGAAGCTGTTAAAATTGAAGACTACAAAGCAGCGGCAAAAATCAAAAAACAAATAGATGAACATCTAAACACAAATAAAGAAACTGAATTTGTTCTTGAACTTGAAGACTATTGTTATATTGATCTTGATGAAGTAGCAACATTCTATAAATCTGAATGGGATGATGGCGAAAAATTTACTAAGGTTATTTTAAAAAGCGGTTTTGAATTGCCGCTAAGTATATCATTCGAAGATTTTACTAAATTTTTTTTTAACATAAACACACATGGATAATTTAATAATTAGCGAAGAATATCAAAAAAGTGATAATGTAACATTATGCCATTTATGTTTAAAATCAAATGTGCATGTAGTAGGTGTTTTTATTGTTGATGAAAATATTTACGATTTTGAAACATGTAAAAAATTTGCTAAAAAAGATGCTATACATAGACTTGAAAGATTAAAATCTTATACATCATGTTATGAAACTATATTTGGTATCTATAATTCAAATTTAGAAAATTTAAAATTATTTAACGTTTAAACACACATGAAAATGCTTGACAAATTTGTAGAAAAATTGGGTATTGAACCCGAACTAATTTCAAAATTAGAATCAAATGAAATTACATTAGATGAAGCCGTAACGGGTTATGTATCTAAAATTGAACGTACTGTACAGGAACGTTTAGGCAAACAGATTGAAGAAGCTAAAAGCGCTGAACTATTTGGCGCTGCTTATGCAAAAACAGAAAAACAGATTGCTGATGCTTTTGCGATTGACCTAAAAAAATATGAAGCAATAGATAAAAAAGATAGGTTTAAAACTATTGTATCTGATTTAAAGAATAGCCAAGTCGAAATGATTGAAAAGCTAAAGCAAGAATACACATCTGCTGATGCTCAAAAGTTGCAACAGCTAACGCAACAACTTGAATTAGCTAACGCAAAGCTAAATGAAAAAGAAATGCTAATGCAGCAAGCTATTAAAGAAGAACAAGGCAAATTTCAAAGCTACATCAAGAATCAGCAAATAGATAAGGTGCGCGGTTCATTAGTTGAATCTGTAAAAAATGCACGTTTAGCGCCTAAAGAAATGCGCGCAATTTTAGAAGCCGAAATACGTGAGCGCGGTTTTGATTTTGAAATTGATTCTGATAGTAACATATGGGTTAACAAAGATGGTAACCGCGTAAAGCATCCATCTAAGCCAACGGAAAACCTAAAGTATGAAACGCTATTTGAAATTATTGCAGCTGAATACAATTTTGAAAAGCAAAGTAACGGCGGGCAAACAAAAAGTTTTGAAATTGATGAAAAAACAAAAAGCGGTATTCATCCAGCGCGATTAAAATACATGCAAGATAATGGTTTAATTTAGTTTGTAAGTTTGGTTTAAAGTTTGTCAGAGGCAGTTCGAAAGGGCTGCCTTTTTTAGTGCAAAATATTCTATAAAAAATTTATAAAATTATTTATTTTAAAACATCTTATCTTTGCAGTAACGACCTCTCACAAAATAGGGTGCTGCGGCACAGAAAAAAAAGTACGCACGGCAGCGTGGAAAATGCCAAAGAAAAAACAATTTTTTATATTATTAAATTACAATAAATGTCAACTATAAAACTCGCTGATGCGTGGAAAATTATAGACATATCGCTGAATAATAACAGCGGAATGCGTTCTATGCCTTCACCAAACATCGGTCTTTTGCAATTGCTTGTAAGTGCGGCTAATAAGTCAGCTTCACAGGTAAAACTCGGCAACGTACAAGCTGTTGAGCAAGGTAACGGTAAAGTGTACAAAGTTGCACGCCGTTTTTTTCCACGTCTTTCTGAATCTAACGCTACAAGTTTAGAATATTGCCCAACTGATGGTGATGTTGTTAAGCCGCTTTATGATGAAGTAGAAATTACTAACAAAACAGTTTCTCAAAAAATTAAAATTGATGATGAACTGATTCGTTGTATTAAAGAAAGCCGCGCTGATTATCAAAACAGCTATGTTAATGAAGTTCTTAGAAACCACATTAACAAATTAGGTAAAGAAGTTGCAACGGTTGTTGCTAACGGTGGTTTTGTTGGTTCATTTGTTAAATGCGATTGTGCTGACCCTGCTGTTACTTCTAAATCTTTGCCTTTGTTCCTTAGTTCTGGTTTAGGTATCAATCCTGTTGGTGAATCTATCTTAGATAGCGACAGAAAGCAAGCTGAAATTGAACAACAATTGATTTTGGTTGGTGGTACTTTGCTTGACCAATACCGCAAAGCGCGTGTTATTGCATCTGGTAACGATAATGGTTTTGATGCATCTTTGCTTGAAATCACACGTTCTATCTACTACGATACTAATTTGCCAGCTGCATTAGGTAATACAAGCGATATTATTGCAATGGCACCGGGTGCGCTTCAACTTGTAACTTACGCAAAGAACAAAGGTCAGTTTACTTATGACTTTGAAGACCAAATGCGTACTACAGTTGTTGACCCATGGTTAGGTATTGAGCATGATGTTGTTATGTCTTACGTTAAATGTAATGACGAAATTGAACTATACATTCAATTCGCTACTAACTGGGCGGTAGTTGGTATGCCTAAATGCTGGGCAGTTAACGACTGTTTATTTGATGGTGTACTTGATGTATTTAAATATCAAGTTGTTTGCGCTGATACAGGATATTGCGACATTGAACCAGCTTGCGGTTTTGTTGCTGCACCAAATGCAACTGATGCAACATTCTGCGAATCTGCTGATGCTTGTGAAGTAGCATGTAGTGCTTTGTTCTATTCAAGAGAAGTTGAAGTTGAGCAATTTGAAGGTATTGAAGTTGATGTTACTGATGCTATTGCAATTCAAATTAACGGCTTACCATTCTCAGTTGGTGGTACTTTTGATACAGGTACTTCGGGCGGTGCTAATGGCTTTGTAGCTGCTGCACAGGCTGCACTTGCAAGTGTAGGTTCTATTTACACAGTTGCAGGTGGTTGGGATGGAACAGCATTAACAATCTATGTTTTAACTAATGATACAGTTACATCGGTTGTTATTGTTTCTGCCACAACTACAGATGTTGCGCTTACTGTTTCTACTGAAACACTTTACAATGTTTATAGTGCTTCAACGCCTTCAACAGGTGCGACACTTACAAACCTTGACTGGGTTTTAGATTCAAATTCATTTGATGGTGCGCCTACTGCACAAATTTTAGGCGAAACAAATGTATATGGAACTTATAGCAATTTCTACACAACAAGTACTAATACAGGTGCTGCACAGCTTATCATAACTGATAGCGCTGCATGCAACGATACTTTTAACGGTACAATTTAGTTTTAATGATTCGGGGGCGGGAAACCGCCCCTTTTTAAAATAAAAACACATGGTAAACTATTCAAAAAAAATAGCACAGGCATTAACAATAATTCGTAAATATTATAGCGCGGTAAATGTACAGCGTACAGATAACGAAGATGTTGTTTATTTATTCGACTATTCAACACAAAAGAAAACAATAGGCAGCATAAAGATTAACAAGGCTGTTGAAAAGGCTGTAAAGCAAAATGATTTTCCAAAGGATATTTATTATTCAGAAGGTTTATTATCTGTAATTAAAATAGAAGAAAATGTACAACAACCCGAAACCATCGAAGCCGAAATCATTGAAGCCGTTGAAGCCGTTGAAATAACCGAAACTGAAAAGCCTAAAAAACGCGGACGCAAAAAACAAATAGATGCTGAATCTTAATACACCTAATTGCTTAGATAATTATATTATATCATTGAACGGCTGCTATCCTGAAGGTACAGTTCCGACAAGCGGTTATTATTTAGAAAATCTTGAAGGGTTAACTATAAATAATGTTGCAGCGGTTAGTAGTGAAGCATTGGTTTCAGCTACAGAAACAGTACGCGAAAAGATGTATTTTGCTGCTGATATTGTAGAAAAGCGCTTAAAGGCCGTTTTAAATGCGCGTGGTATAAAGCTAAATAGCATTGGCAGTTTATATTCTGTTTGTCAGGTTAGTAATGTTTCAGATATACCTGTTGCTGCCAATCGCGGTATTAAAGTATCTAAAAAATGGATTAGTAGCCCACAAAGCCGTATTTTTGTAGATTCGGTACGTTTTAAAAGTACAGTTAATGCAAGTTCAACAATTTATGTAACTGATTATGCAGGCAATATATTATTTAGTCAGGCTGTTACTGTTTTTGCAGATACGGAAATGCACATATTTGTTAAAAAGTTTTTTAATGAAGATGTAATTTTAATTACGATAGACACTACTAATATAGCGCCTTATCTGTATACTTGTAATGCTGCATCTAATTGTAAGCCCTGCGGTGATATGGTGCTAAATGTTGAAGGTTGGAACGGTGTTAGTGCTTCTGCATCGGGTTATTTAGGCGCGTGTGTACGTGTTGATTGTGTTGATACTGATATTATTTGCCAGTTTTTAGACCGATTAGGTATGACAATTCTGTATCAAACAGGTGTGCAAATTTTAAAAGAATGGGTATCGCCTAACAACAGATTAAACCTTATTAAAACGCACGGTAACGAATGGGCAAATGTTAAAATAGCTGAGTGGGAAAATGCCAGCATTGAAGCATTAGATAATGAAATTGATAATATTATTCAGCTGTTAGAAACTGACCGCTTTTGTTATAGATGTGAACCAAGACTTAGAATGTATTCAATGTTTCCCGGCTAATGAATATATCTGAACGCTTAGAAATACTTGCACAGGTTGTAAATGATGATAATACAGCGCGTAGAATATCTCAAGCTGCCGCTATTCAAGTCATTGCAGAATATAAGCAAAGGATATTTTTTTTAGGCTTAGATACATCAGGCGGTTCAATAGGGCAATATTCAGTAAATCCGTTTTATATAAATCCGTTAAGCCTTACAACTGTTTCAGCGGGCGGCATAAAACCACAAGGTAAAAACGGTCAAAGTGTTTTTAAAAATGGCAATCCGCATAAAACAAAGTATTTAACACAAGGTTATAAAGAACTAAGAGATTTAACAGGTAGGCAATCAAATACAGTTGATTTAAATTTTAGCGGTTCATTATTTCAAAGCATTAAAGTAACTGAAAGCGGTAGTGTTAGCGCAATTACTTATACAAATGATGAAATGGCAAATATAATGGTTTTTAATGAAGATAGGTTTGCAAAAGACATTTCAACGGTATCAAATGAAGAACGCGAAATGGGCGAAACCGCCGCGCGAAACGAACTATTAGCAATTTTAGAAGAAATAGATTTATTATAATGTACGTAACACAAAACATAATAATCGAACTAATTAAGCAGATTGATACTGCAATGGCAGCCGTAAATGTAAACGTTAACGGTAATGGCATAGCTGTAAAAGATACTGCTGGGCAAGTTGTTAGTTTAAATGTTACGCAAAACGGAACACGTAATTATGTTGGCATCACAGACACCTCGGGAGCGGGCTATTATATCCGTACTAATGGTATTGTTTCGGAAACAAGAAAAGCAGCAAATACAAAGCGCGGAAGTTGTGGTATCGAATTGGATGTGCGTGTTCCATTTAAATTAGTTTTTTGGAACTTATGCGCTGATCCGCGTATGTTATTAGATTCGGTTAAGTTTGCGCTTTATGGTGCGAATTTTAAGGGCGTACAATGGCAATACGCAATAGTTAACCCGCGTTTGTTCCCGGTCAGTAATGAAATACTACCATGGACTGTTTACGCTGCTGAAACGGGCAAAGATGCAAAAACATTGCAAAGTTTAATGCAAATAGTTAGTATAGATTTTGAATTAAGATATGATTTAGCACTAAATGAAAAGTGCAAACCATTCACGATATGTTAAGAATCACTATGCCGCCATTTTCGCTACCTTGGGGCAATTAGTAGGGGGTTGGGATCAATACCCCCTTTTTTAGAAAATATTTAAATATATATATATGGCTTGTTGTAATTGTTGTGAAAATACGTTAATTTTGGGGTGCATTAACAGCTGTGATGCTGTATTTGATACGGGTATTGTTGCAGATGCGCTAACAGAAGGCGTTTGGGTTTTGCAGCTTAGTTTTGGTAATATTTCTATTTATTACAGCATTGATGTTTTAGATGGTGAAACAGTTATTTTTACAATGCCAAACTTAAACGAAAACTACACTTACACAGGACAAATAATTGACCCTAACGGTGAGGTAGTTAATATTGAAGTTGACGGCATCGAATATGATTGCATTGAATTTAGCACTAAAGTAGGATTATCAAATAATCAAATAAACTTATAAAAAATGATAGACATAGTAAAACTCGCAAATGGTAATGTAGCTATTTATGATTCGACATCGGGCGATTTCATTAACAGCCTTAGCCCTGACATAGTTGAAATTGAATGTAACGTTAACGGCAGCGTTAAAGTAGTTCAAGACAACGGCAGCGTTGAATACATTGACCCAGCAACAGTTCAAAATACTGAAGTAGTACCAGCAGCCGCAATACCTTTTACAGGTAATTGTGCCGACTTAGCCCAATTGTTAAGTACTGATTTTTTTTTTGTAGTTAGCGGTGGCGGTGGTTCACAAGACTTAGCAAGTGTTTTAGTTGTTGGTAATTCAGCAAATGCTGGAATTATAGACTTGGATTATTTGGATTTTGATACAGCAGCAGCACATTCTGTTGGTGTTGGTGAATTGGCGTGGAATAACACAGATGGTACTCTAGACTTAGGTTTGCAGGGTGGTTTAAAAAATAGACTTGGTCAGCAATTAGTAGTTAAAGCACGTAATACAAGCGGTTCTTTAATAGCAAAAGGCAGCGTTGTAAAGGTAGTTGGTGTTGCAGGCGGATTTGTTGGTATAAACTTGGCACAAGCAGACAGCGTTGCAAATAGCGAAACAGCATTTGGAATTGTTGCCGAAGATATTGCAGATAGTTCAAATGGATTTGTGGCAATAAACGGATTAGTACACGGATTAAACACAAACGCATTTACAGAAGGTGATATTCTTTACCTAAGCACAACAAGTGCTGGAGCAATAACAAATGTTAAACCTGCATCACCTAATTATATAGTTGTGGTTGGTTATGTCGCTAAAAAAAGCGCAACCGATGGACATATTTTATTGCATGTACAAAACGATACAAGACAAGCTGTAGAGATACAATTAGCTGCATCGGATGAAACTACAGCACTAACAACGGGAACGGCAAAGGTAACATTCAGAATGCCTCATGCAATGACATTGACTTCGGTAAGGGCAAGTTTAACAACGGCTCAGGCTTCGGGTTCTATTTTTACGGTTGACATAAACCAAAGCGGTGTTTCTGTTCTCGGCACAAAGCTAACAATTGACAATACAGAAAAAACAAGCGTAACCGCTGCAACAGCTGCAACTATTACGACATCTGCACTTACAGACGATGCCGAAATTACAATTGATATTGACCAAATCGGGAATGGAACGGCAACAGGTTTAAAAATTACTTTAATCGGAACAAGATGATAATTAACCCTTACGTTTTTGGTGCTGCTTTCGACCCTGATGCGCAGGCGTTTATTACGGCAGCAGGCATTACAGATAACACGCAAAAAAGTGCTATAAATACCTTAGTACTTGATATGAAAGGGTATGGTATTTGGACAAAGATGAAAGCTATTTATCCATTCGTGGGTGGTACTGCAACAACTCATAAGTTTAACTTAAAAAATCCTGCTGATACTAATGCAGCGTTTAGATTAGTGTTTTTGGGTGGATGGACTCATAGTTCTAATGGTGTTCAAGCAAATGGTACTAATGGCTATGCTAATACTTTTTTTGTACCAAGTGCGCAATATGCAGTAGATAATAATCATCACATATCAGTTTATTCAAGATTAAATCAAACACAAAATGATGTTGAATTAGGCTGTTATGATGGAACAAGAGCTTTGCAATTAAGAGTTTTTTTTACAAATGCAACTGAATTTTATTCTAATAATTTAGCACCTGTTAATCCTGCTGATGCTAATTCAGTTGGTAATTATATAGCTAATAGAATTGGAACAGCCGTTAAAATATTTAAAAATAATACTACTTTAGGTTCATTTACTAATGCTGCAAATGGCAGACCTACTGTAAGTTTATTTTTAGCAGAATCAAATAATAATGGCTTACCTAATGGAGGACTTTATTCAAACAAACAATATGCTTTTGCATCTATCGGTGATGGCTTAACAGATACAGACGCAGGTAATTTTTACACCGCTGTACAGGCATTTAACACAACTTTAGGAAGACAAGTATGACATACGTAGGACTTTTAACAGAATCGCAAAAAGATAGCTTAGTCGGTCAATTATATGACGATGACAGCTATTTTAACCCAATACAAGACATAGAAGATAACTGGATAATTTCATTTGAAGAGATGGAATTTTGCGTTAATCCTGAGTTTCAATGGGTAAAAGATTTGCCGATAATCGAATATAAACCAAAGCCATCGCCACCATTTCCGCCTTTATAATGCTATACCTTATAACACTATCAATTTTTGCAGCATTTGCAATTAAGTTTTTGCATTATTGCATTGGTTCACCTATTCAGGGAGAATATTATTCTGGGCGTATATTTTCATCTTACGGCAAGTTTATATCTAAACTATACTTAGACTTTGAAGCCAAAGAAAAAAACCGCGTATGGGCAAAATATAACGCGTGGAAGCAAAAACGAGATAAGGAACTAAACGAAGAACTGCAAAACAAAACAGCTAATGAAGCTGATACTATTTATAAAGAATACCTACAACAAGTAGAATCACTTTATAATGATGTCGAAAACAATATGAAAAATAACCCGT